TAGCTAAGCTAGAGCAAACTATTAAACTCTTTATATCTCCAGATATAGAAATTAAAGCAGGTTCAAAACTTATTATAAATGATAAAGAGTATGTAAGAAGTGGAGAATCAGCTATATATCCAAATCATCAAGAAATAATACTTGAGTTATTTAAGGATAAAGCATAATGGCTAGATGGGGCAGTGTTGATTTTAGAGAGTTTAAAAGAGTTTGTAAAAAGATGGAGGAGCTTACAAAGATTGATTTAGATAAGTTTTGCAAGGATGCAGCAAGAGAATTAGCAGCACGATTACTTGGGAAAGTAATTAGAAGAACACCAGTTGATACAGGATTCTTACGACAAGGATGGAATGGAGGGGCTTATGCTAGGTCGCTTCCTGTGTATAAACAAGGAAATAATTATATTATAGAGGTTGTTAATCCGACTGAATATGCCTTAACACAATGGGGCATATAAAACCCAGCAAAATCGGTAAACGCTAAGTGTAATAGTGTTACATTATAAAGTAGGTAGAATATGGACATAGAATAACTCTTGATTTATAATGTATAAAAGAGGTGATTTTATGGCAAAATTTTTAGATATTACAGGAAAAAAATTTGGAAGGCTAAGAGTCATTAAATTTTCTAAAGAGATAAAAAGTGGTAAAAGAAATAGAAAATATTGGTTATGTAAGTGTGATTGTGGAAATTTCAAAGAAATAAGAACTGACTCTTTAACTAGTGGCTTAGTACAATCTTGTGGATGTTTAAAAAAAGAACAAGATAAATTAAATTTAACAGACAAATACCAATTTAAAAAGAAATATAAGGTTCAAAATAAAAGACTTTACAGTATATGGAAGGGTATAATATCTAGATGTACAGATAAAAATAATAAAAGATACAATAGATATGGTGAAAGGAATATAATTGTGTGTGATGAATGGTTTTGCTATGATAATTTTGCAAATTGGGCATTGAGTAATGGATATTCAGAGAAACTTACAATTGATAGAATAAATAATGAAGGAAATTATGAATCAAGCAATTGTAGATGGGTGGATATAAAGACACAATGTAGAAATAGGTCAACAAATATATTAGTAAAGCATGAAGAAAAAGAAATTACATTGATAGAGCTTTCTGAAAAAACAGGTATTTCATATTCTTGCTTAAGAAGTAGATATTCTAAGGGATTAGTAGGAAATAATCTTATAGAAAAAGTTAAGATTATTGAAGAAAGCAGAGCTAAGTTATCTATTGAGGATGTAAAAGAAATTAGAAAAAAGTATTCTGATGGATATACAATAAAACAACTAAGTGAAATATATCCTGTAACATATTCATCTATATCAAATATAGTCCATAGAAGAACATGGAAAAATATTTAATTAATTATATATGCCAATACCGAGGAAAACCTATAGATTGCGAATAGGCTATAGGTTTCCGTAGAGCGTAGAGAGTGAATAAATATAATCTCTCCAAGAGTGCTGGGCAACTAAATAAAGTTTATTTTGTTGATGATGTACGCCGAACTTATAGGAAACTATAAGAGCTAGAGGATAAAAAGCCTTTAGGATAACAAAATGCATATGTTGAATATGGCCATAGAACTAAAGATGGAAAAGGTTGGGTTAAAGGACAACATTTCTTAACAATTTCAGAGATGGAACTACAAAGCCAAGTTGATAAGATTATAGAGAAAAAACTATTAATATTGCTTAAAGGAGTATTTGATGCTTAATAATATAATTGATGGAATATCTATTAAATTAGATAAAACATTTGGAGAGAGTTATACAATTTATAGTGAAGATGTGGAGCAAGGTATAAATGAACCTTGTTTTTTTATTGTTCCTTTAAATCCAAGCAAAGTATCCTATCCAAGTGGCAGGACATTAAAAAAGAACTCTTTTGATGTACATTATTTTCCAAAAAGTAATGATAAATCATTTGAAATAGATGAGGTAGCTGAGATGCTACTGGAGGAATTAGAGTATATAGAAATTGATGGAGATTTAGTCAGAGGTACAAATATGAACTTTGAAATTGTAGATAATGTACTTCATTTCTTTGTTGATTATAACTACTTTACTATAAAAAATAATGATATCAATAAGATGGATACAGTAGAGTTATTCGGTGGTTTGAAGAGAGGTGATAATTTTGAGTAAGACATTAAGTAAAGGAACCGATTACAAGTTTACTAAGGAGCAGATAGTTAATTCTAAGAAGTATATAAATAGAAAAGACTTATTAAATGCAATTTTAAAAGAAAATGAGTTATATTCCTTCTCAGAGGTAGAGGAAATAATAAATAGCTTTATGAAAGGAGTGAGTTAATTTGGCGTTAGGTGGAGGAACATTTGTAACACAGAACAAAATATTACCAGGTAGCTATATAAATTTTATCTCAGCTAAGAGGGCAACCAGTTCATTATCGGATAGAGGGATTGTTGCAATACCTTTAGAGTTAGATTGGGGCATAGATGAAGACGTATTTCAAGTAACCAGTGATGATTTTGAGAAGTATTCAGTGAAGTATTTTGGATATGATTATACTCATGAGAAGCTGAAAGGTTTGAGAGATTTATTCAAAAATATAAGGTTGGGATATTTTTATAAATTAAATAAAGGCGTTAAAGCCAGTTGTACTATAGCCACAGCAAAATATAGTGGTATCAGAGGAAATGACTTAAAAGTAACAGTTACAACAAATATAGATGATAATGCTAAGTTTGATGTTGTAACACTTTTAGATAATAAGAAGGTAGATACTCAAATAGCAAAGGTTATTACAGACTTACAAGACAATGACTATATCACTTGGAAGAAGGATGCAACACTAGAAGCAAGTGCAGGACTTGTATTTACTGGTGGAACTAATGGCGAAGCTGTGACAGGAGCAGAGTACCAAGCTTTCTTGGATAAAATAGAAAGCTATAGCTTTAATGCTTTAGGATGTTTGGCTACAACAACAGAAATTAAAAGTTTATTTGTAGAATTTACAAAGAGAATGAGAGATAAGGTAGGAGCTAAGTTTCAAACAGTACTATATAAGAAAAGTGATGCAGATTATGAAGGTGTAGTGTCTGTAGAAAATAAGATTAAAGATATTGGATTAGTAGAATCTAGTTTAATTTATTGGGCGGCTGGAGTTATAGCAGGATGCGATATAAATAAATCTAATACTAATAAAAAGTATGATGGTGAGTTTGATGTTGATGTTAATTATACACAAATACAACTTGAAGAAGCTTTAAAAACTGGTAAATTTATATTCCACAAGGTGGGAGATGAAGTTCATGTGTTAGAGGATATAAATACTTTTGTATCATTTACAGATGATAAAAATGACGATTTTTCAAGTAACCAAAGTGTTAGAGTACTTGACCAAATTGCTAATGATATTGCAACTTTATTTAATGAAAAGTATTTAGGTAAAGTTCCGAATGATAAGGCAGGAAGAATAAGTTTCTGGAATGATGTTGTTAAACACCATAAAGAATTAGAGAATATAAGGGCAATAGAAGATTTTAAAACTGATGATGTTAGTGTAGAGCTTGGAAATGATAAGAAAACTGTCATAGTATCTGATGCTGTTAAGGTAATAAATGCTATGAGTAAGCTTTATATGACTGTTTCAGTTAATTAGAGAGGAGAGTGATAATATGGCTCAAACAATAAATGCTAAAGATACAGTTAGTGCAAAGAAAGCTGAATGTTTTATAACTATAGAAGGTAAAAGATATAATTTTATGCAAGCTATAGATTTAGAGGCTAAAATGGAAAAAAATAAAAGTGAAGTTCCAATTCTAGGAAGAACAACAAAGGGAAATAAAACAACTGGGAGTACAAATACTGGAAGTGCAACATTTCATTATAATACTTCTATTTTTAGAGAATTACTTTACAGATATAAAGAAACTGGTGAGGATATTTATTTTGACATACAAGTTACAAATGAAGACCCTACATCTGCTGTAGGAAGACAGACAGTAGTACTTAAAGATTGTAATATGGACAGTGGAATAATTACTAAATTTGATGCTGATGGTGAGTATTTAGATGAAGATATGGATTTCACTTTTGAGGATTGGGAATTAGTAGAAAAATTTAATTTATTGGCAGGAATGGAGTAAAATACACATTTATAAATTATATATGTGTATTTTTTATATGAAAAATTAAAATAAAAGGAGATTAGAATAATATGAGTAATTTAAGTGCTTTTTTAAGTCAAAATGCAATAAAGGTTGATAATGTAAAATATGTAGCGAGTAACAGATTTTTAGATAAAGAAGGGAAACCAGTTGAATGGGAATTAAAAGTTTTATCATCTGAAGAAGACGAAGCACTAAGAAGAAAGTGTACTAAAAGAGTAAAAGTGATTGGTAACAATGGTAAGCATACTGGACAATATACAAGTGAAATTGACTACAATAGTTATGTAGCTGAATTATGTGTAGCATCTACAGTATTTCCAGATTTAAAGGATGCCGAACTCCAAAATAGTTATGGAGTAATGGGAGAAGCTCAGTTATTAAAGACAATGCTTACAGCAGGTGAGTATGTCAATTATACAGTAAAAGTGAATGAAGTCAATGGATTTGATACATCTTTTGAGGATAAAGTAGAAGAAGCAAAAAACTAATCAGAGGTGGCGATTTTGATGCTAGCATCACTCATTATTGTATTCAAAAATTAAAGTGGAAGCCAAGTGAATATATGAATTTAGAAGTTAATGAGAGAGCGTTAGCAGCCGCCTCAATACTTATAAAGATAGAAGATGAAGAGGAAGCAATGAAAGAAGCTGAAAGAGAGAGAAAGAGGGGACGAAGAAGATAGCAAAATAAAAAAATAAATATAGAATAGGTAAAATATGTAATAATTATATGTTATAATATTTTTAGCAAGAAGATGTAATCTACAATTTATAGAGTGGAGTTCATACTGGGATAAAACCTACTTCCTAATGAAAGGAGGTGGGAAGTATGAATAACTTTTTACTTAATGTAATAGCTGGCGTTATTGCTAGTTTAATATTTTGCTTAATTTGTAAAGTATTTCTAAAAGTAAAAAGCCACTCAACTCGTGGCAAGAGTAAAAGTGGCTGGGAATTTGATTTTAAAATCAAGTTCCATAAGTTCAAATAGATTCATTTAATTATGAACTTCACTCTACCGCAAAATAGATTGTAGTTCTTCTTGCTTTTATTATACCACAAATTAGAAAAAATATTGTTTATATAAAATAAAAAATAAAAATTTTTATTAAA